TTATTTCCCATAAACCACGGTCGAAGTGATGTCCTTCCCATCTGCGGAAAAGACCTTTGTAAGACGGGCAAGCTCCTTACCAGCAGCATCCGTAAGAACCGCTTCCATGTTAAGCATGTTATTCGAAAACTTCTTAACAAGCTTCTGTCCTTTAGAGTCGGTAGTAATAATCGTGCTGCTATTGTCAGAAAAAGACCTCACAGTACGACCAAGTTCATTCCCGTCCGGATCAGTTAGAACCGTGATACAGGTCAAAAAGTCATTTGAAAAAGTCTTAACCAGTGTTCGACCCTGTGAATCGATTGTGCTGATGATTGTACCATCGTCCGAAAAATGTTTATAGCCATCCGTTAAACCGGCTGTAAGAATTCGGTCAATTTCATCGTAATCATCGCCAATAAACTCACCGGTAATCATTGTACCATCGGCTTGATGAGCTGTAAATCCCTTTTTAAGAGTTTCTTTGCTGACGGTATCGGCGGTCAGATCGATTAGTGTCCGGCGATTGTAAACGACCTTATTTACAGCCATTTACTCTCACCCCGCAATCGTTACCGTCACTCCTCCAGCAGGATTATCTGCTTCCACATAAGGAATAGCTTCAACTTCTACCTGAGACAAACAGTTATACTCTGTATCAGGCAGAATCGTCTGCTTCGCGGTGGACGGTGTAACTGTCTTAGCCTGTGGTTTCATGTTTTCCGAGCCGGACATTGTACCCTCAACGCCGAGGATAGTTACGCCCTCTCGAATATTGTTGGCAATCAGCTTGCCTTTTTCAGTTGCGTCGATTCCCACTTTACCGCTGCCATCGTGGAAACCCTGAGGAATTGTAACTTCCTCGTCTCTGGTGGTGATCTTCTTAGTAACGGCACCATTGTTTTTCATTGTGCCAGTTAGTTTATTGCCACTTACATACGCAGTCTTTCCAAACAAGATTTCAGCAGCGACAGCGGTGGCATCCGTAGAATCAACATCAAATGTGCAAGCACCTTCAATTTGAGCTCCACTCTTGTCGTGAGCTTTAGATCCTTTGAGAAGTTTACTGGGGTCTACGGTGTCGCCAGTAAGGTCGATGAGAACACGACCGCCATAAATAACCTTATTAACGTTTTGGTTAGGCATTTTGATTAACCTCCTCTGCAATATAAACCGTAACCCCATCATAGTTGTTACTGGTTTCGAAATATGGGACTTTTTGAACAACAATATCTTTCTTAAGCACTTTATTGGCTGTTGGCAAGACCTGAGTGTTAAAAGCGTTCGGCACCACTTCATATTCTCCAGAATAAGCATTAAAATCTATCACAGCAGACAGCTTGCCAGACAAACTTCCAAAGCAAGTTAATTTACCAGATAATGTGCATAGTCCAGAGATATGACCAGTAAGGCACTCAAACGCTTTTATGCTACTCATGTCAATGCACCTCTTCCGTTAGCTTAAGAATTGCTTTTGTGATGAAAGTATCAACTTCTCCTGTGGCCTTCGTTAATTCAATGTCGTAGACGTACTTTCCGAAGGGAAGATGTTTTGTATCTTCCGGATTGAGGGTCAAGATCATCGTGTCAATCGGAATCTCCTTGATAAGAAGAGGAGTTTCATCATTATAGTCATTCTTCATGGCAAATCGAATACGATCACCATTCATTGGAATATACTGATTGTCATTTAGATCAGTAATCGTAATAAGCGCCGAAAAAGTATCACCCCGAGTCAAAGTAATCATTGTGCCAGAAACAGAATAACTCATAATCTCACCTCCAATTCAAGCATTGTAAGTTGATTTATGAATCGCAAGTTGGTCAACTTCTGTCATGATTCGCTTAGCCGAACCGTTACCGCCTAATTTTTCATAAGGCTTGTACAAGTATTCATACAGATTCTCATACTCGTCCTGTGTAATGTAGCCCCTCTCGATGTAGGCCATACCGAGATAGATAATGCGATCATGAGCCAAACCAATGAGCATTTGCGTTTCAAGATTGTTGTGCTTATTCTCAGCAGCTTTTCGTTTGCTTCGCTCTTGGATATATGCCCAAAATCCAGAAGAAGCAAGTATCGTCCCCAAAATGGTTAATAGCGTTTGCAGCCAGGGTTCCATTTCCATGTATCATCCTCCTTGAAGTCATAAATGAATTAAGAAGCTTGTAGGAAATATCACCCCAAACCTCTTTTAATTAGGCGAGGGAGCCCACCGCAAAGTAGACTCCCTGCCAATTTCGGTTAATCCACAGGATTACCATTTTCGTCAAGACCGAGAGCTTCCAGATCAGCCTTGACAGCAGCCTTGAACTTCGCCGGAACCTGATTAAAGGTCCGACGACCTGCGATGATGAGTGCGACATACAGTGCTACCATGTTGTTACCTCCTATCAAAATTTTGGATAAAATATAAAACATGGTTACTCCTCCTCAGCGATAAGATCGCCGTTGGTATCGTAGCCATATTCTAACAATTTTGCCTCGACATCTGCCTTAAATTTTTCAGGCACCTGGTCGAAGGTTCTACGCTTATTGATGATAAGCGTGGCGTAAAGATTGACCATTTTTGCTACCTCCTCATTCAGGAATCATTGCTGCGACGGCATCGTACAGATCAGCAATTGCTTCCATGATAGCAAGCTGCTGGGAATCTCCAGTTTCCTGACCTGCCATGATCTGAACAATGTTGTCCGAATCATTTGTACCTTTAATGGCGTTTTCAGCCATAAGCAGATTGGTGTATTCATTGAACTCCTGAGGGGTCAACGCCGCTTCCTGATAAGTCCAGTAAGTGGTTTTATCGCCCTGTTCTGAAGTTCGTGTAATACTCGTAATGTCCTTGCGGAGATATACGGTTCCAACAGTAACCTCAAGTGCAGTCGGTTGGACTGTGCTCTCGGCATATTTGTAATTTAACTCCATGCGACTTTCCTCCTTTCGCAGTGTAAAGACTGACGAGTTTTTGATATACCCGCTTCTCATCGTATTTGTCATATCGTGAAACTTTTCGCTTCAATTGCTGGAAGCTAACACATGGTTTTATCCACTTCCGATACATCAAATAGGTATCGGTGCAGTCGATCCACCCAAGATAAGACAACATTTGACGAGCATCAAGTATGGTTGCTTTCTCCTTTTTGGAGATTTTGCGAGCTTTTCTCGTGGCCTTGTACATAATGGATTTTCGAAGAATCGTTCGATTACGATAAAAGCGAAAGCCCATGAAGTCCAGGTCACGCCCCTGGTTGTTGCCATAGGAAAAGCGAAAGACTTGCCGATTCGCTTTAAGTTCCAAGCCAAGCTCCATTTCCAGATAATCGGAAATTGCTTGCCTCATGCGGTGCAAAACCCTCTTGTTGCTTCCGAAAACGACCATGTCATCCATGTAGCGCATATAGTGCACGGCACAGAGCTGCTCCTTGATGAAATGATCTAAACCCTGCAAATACCAGTTAGAAAGCCATTGAGAAGTATAAAAGCCAAGTGGAATACCAACCTCTGTGACATCAATAATGCGAAATAGTAAATCCAGCATCTTTTCATCATGAACGGTCTTCTTCAACTTGGCTTTCAAACGATCGTGTGGAATAGCTTCGCCGATTTTCCCATCCAACTTCAGATAACGGAATCGTTCCTCAAATGTCGGAAGAGATATCAGTTCCGTATAAGTTCTAACACTCATCTTCATCGCCCCCGGCACCAGAATAATGACGCATAGCGTTAAGAGCATTGGTGTAGAGTTCTTCGACACGTTTTGCGGATTGAAGATTTTGTGTTTTAGCCTCGATAAGCTCTTTCTGCTTCTCAAGAATTTCTTTTTCTATCTTTTCCTTAGTCGAACCAAGTTTCAGATAATGAGTAATAACCTGAGAAGAAGCAGTTCCTTCTCTTAACTGCTTTTCAGCAAGATCAACAGCCAAAGAAACTAACTGATTTTCTCTAGCCTCCGGAGATAAAGCCGGTCTCATCTTTCTTGACGACTCAGAAGAGCTTGCAGCTTTACCTTTTGGCATCCTTACTGCCTCCTCTCTGTTTGTTGCCATGTACTATTTGTTTTGCAAGTACCTGTTTCGCATAGGTTTTGATACAGTATTTGAGAGAACTTACAGAGCTGGCTTCCATCAATCACCGAAAGGAGAAAAACATGAAAGGAAGAAGGAGGAGCACATGAAGAAAAGCTGCCACCAACCCTGTAAGCTCGCTCAAATACTGCATCATTTCCTAAAAGCGAACCCCAAAAATAACCCCCCGGGGATCTTTTTAAGACCGCCGCGATGTGGGAGGGGGTGAAGTTTTTTCGACTCCCCCCTATACCCACGAAGCAGCAGTACAGTCGTATCGCATGGCGAAGAAATCGCCGAAAACTTATTTCACAAAAAAGTAAGAATCAACAGCAAAATAAAAACGACAAGACGAGCGATGGTATCTATCCATACACTAGTCAAGTCGTTGCTGAATTCCTTTTTACTTTCTTGTAAATGTTCATGAAATCATGTTTAATGATCTCATCGATTGCTCGTTCAATCTCTTGTTCATTCTCTTCATCTGAAAACTGTTCAGAAGTTTTTGCGATTCGAGCGAGATAAGAACAAGTATTGTAACCTTTTCCTACATCGAACAAGAACCAATCGGAGAACCGTTCAAACGGATCGAAAGGATTGTCAAATGTAGTAAGAGCACAAGAACCATTCACACTAGGTCACTCCTCTCATTTCAAATAGTTCGACACAGTGCTCGTAGAGATTCCCAAAGCTTCAGCGATTTCAGATGTGCTGTAACCAGAAGCATTCATAGAAGTAATCTTCTGCATCTTAGCAGTGCTCAAAGTAGTAGATGCTCTTGGTGTAGCACGCTGCCTAAGTACATCAATGTCCGCATTGTCTATGATTTGGCGCAGCCTGTTCTCACTGATAGCTCCAGCCTGAATTGCTTCCCATTCTCGGTCTGTTATTTTAATGGTCTCTTTCTTTGCACCAACCGCTGAACGGGCTTGTGTAAGAGCCTGCTGACTGGCCTTCTTGATTTCACCGCTTGTCATGCCGGGATTGTCCTGTTTCTTGGCGGCTACTACCGCATTGGCCATGGTCTGTGCCTGTCTTTCCCTGGGGGCGTTCTTTAACGCAACATTGAGCTTGGCGGTCAATGAATCGACCTCGGCCTGGTAGGTCTCTTTAGCGGAGGCGGAGTATGGAACCTTGCCAGTAGACAGCATTTCCAGACGCGCCTGATTCGCCATGGCCTTCATTTTATTGGCGTAGTTCGCATAGGCTCTCTCTATCGGGGAATCCACATCGGATACAAGTGTGTAGGCGTCCTTTGTTTCAGCCATCTTGGTACTTGGTTGTGTTCTAACCTTAGTCCTACCGGTCCTTTTGTCCACATAAACGGGGTCGTCAACCGGTTTCCACACAAGTTCTCCGGTCTTTTCATCAATCTTGGGGCTTCCTTGTCTTTTAACCACCGATACTTCCGATTTTGCACGGGAAATAAGAGTAGAAGCGCCCTCATGATAACGACCGTCTTCCACAGTACCCTGATATTTCTTCTTCAAAGAACTGATGCCATTGTCAATCTCACTCTGCTTATAATCCAGCTTGTGTTTTTCAGCGTCAATAACCACCATTGAATGGCGAACCGCTCTCGCAAGCTCTTCTCTGGTGGCTCCCTTAATGGTCATATCCGTAATCAGGTTCGAGATAACGCCCATCTCTTTCTGGGTGTCCCGCATCTGCTTAAAAGTTCCTTCTTTCTTTCCACCATATTCAAGCTTGGGGTCGAAATCTTTGATTAGCTGCGGGGTGGAAGTAATCTTAACCTTGCTTCTTCCTGAATTACATGGAATAACCATAACGGTATCGCCATCAAAGTCAGCTCCGGAAAGGCGCTCTGCAACCTTGCTGTTGATACCGATGGCATCTTTCGGAGTATTGCCGAGAACCCTTCGCGCTTCCGCCTGTTTATTATTGACGGTGAGGATCGGGATTTCAAAGGTTCCGCCATGCGGGTAACGAACCAAAGCTACGGTTTCACCATTCTTATAGTTTGGCGCATAGACCTCGTTATCTTTCATCGATGTAATCGGAAGAATAACTTGATACTTCTGGCGGGGAAGGGCGGCTGCTTGCAGATGGACGGCGTCATAATCACAGCTATCGGCGAAAGAACTGAGCAGCGATTTCTTGACAGTAGGGTTGGTCAGAGAACAAATCTCATCAAACTCAGCCATCTTATCGCTTATTGCCAGATTGAGCTGCTTATCCACCAAATACTTGGGTTGTTTGGAAAGAAACTGCGAAGGAAGTTTATCGGCCCATTCGCCCCAATCGCCTTCTTCGGCTCTTTTGTTAATAAGCGAAAGTGATTGCTTCTTTCCTGTCACCGGATCAGTGTATTTTCCATTAGGGTCGTCATAATAACTCTGGCCGCCACGCTCTTTAATCGCCGAGCCAAAAGGATTATCCGGGTCATCCTTAATTTTCTTCAGCACATCCTGTGTCGGTGTGCCCTTCTTCTTATTAGTGTTGAACACGACGTCAACACCATCAGGAAGGTCATCGGAATAAACGGCCATCCCTTTAAGATAATGCGTTCCATCTACAAGGATACGAACCTGCGCATAATGTGCGTCGCCAAGAGAAAGGTCATCCACGCCTCTTCGAAGCTCGATAACGCCATCTTTCTGAATCCCACCATCTTCTGCATAACGAATTTGGAGCCGTTTGGAATCCATACTAGACGGGTATTCGAACGCTTTTCTGAAAGACTCGCCTTCATCATAAGAGATGTAATCCCTCACAGAATGAACATTTTCAAAATTATAAATCTCTTTGTGTTCTGTTCCGGGAGGGCAGATGACTTTAATGTTGGTCTGCTTTCCAGGATTCGTAACCTGCGGAACACCGCCTCCATATATCGGATATCCTTCCATCTCCAAAATATAACGAGCTTGGTTCAACTTTTCTTTAGAGATACCAAGTTCCCGCTCAACGCCGGTTCCAACATCTATCATCCCTTTTTCCGCAATCTGCTTTTTCAGGAATTCAGCCGTGGTTTTAGCCTGGTTCATGCGGGCTTCGGACGATTCGTTGAGCAAAGAACGGACGGAAGAATCATTAGCGAATCCCATCTTCTCCGCGATTTCGTTCAGACTGTAACCTTTTTCCCGAAGCGCCTTAGCAGTCGAAACGTCGGCAGATCTTCTTTCATCTTTCGCCAAGCTCATCTGTGTCCTGAACTGCGTTGTGCTCAAGCCCATAGATTTGGCAATGGCTACTTCACCAGTGTAAGTTTTCCCATCTTTATCTGTGAAAGTGAATCCAGATTTCTTCATCTCTTCCACTCGCGACAGAAAATCCCCGCTGTGCTGGTAAGGGTTATCTCCAGAACCCCAGGGATAACGACCGGAACGTCTCGGCATTCCGTAGTGCATCAGCATTTCCTCCACAAAGGAATTCATGGTTTAACCCTCCTGTTCTTTGATTTTTCGAATCACCTTGTCAAAAGTGATGATTTTGTCCATAATCGGAACGATGTCTTCCGCTGTCGGTTCATCGTACAGAATTTCATTGTTTTGGTACAAACGAAGTTCTATATCGATATCAGCAGGTTTTATTTTGTACTCCAAACAAAAAAGAGCAGCGTATATTTTAAGCTGCTCCATGTGCGCCGGAATAGCTCCGGTCTTTAAATCATGAATACGAAGGAACCGGTTTCGAAACATGATAGTGTCGGCGGTGCCAAAACAATTTTCTGAGTAAAACAGAATTTGCTCTGGTATCATTTTGAAACCGATCGCGTCATTGACATACATGTTCAGTGTTTTTTGAGACTTCGGCAATTTCTGCCCAAGGCGAATACACTGGCACGCAAATTCGTGAAGAACGGTTCCTTTTTGCGTGGCAAGGAATTTGGAATACGCTTCCGCTACCTTATCCTCGCTGTAGTTTATCCAATGATATTTGCTGGCACCGAGAAAAGCGTGTTGCCCTTCAAGATTCGAATGATTGTTGAAGATCATGCAGCACTTCCTCCTTGTTCTCCGGGCAGATGAATCTTGAGAACGACATCTCATCCATCTTCCCGACATAATACTCTTGATTCGGTTGTCTCTTTGCGCCAGCGCTTTGTTTACATTCCAAAGAAGCCCATTTATCGTTGTAGAGAATGAGCAGATCGGGAATGCCTTGCAAATATCCCGAATCGCTTTTCATAACGATGCAACCAGGAAATCTTTTCTTAAGCTCTTTAATGAGCTTTGCTTGGAATTGACTTTCAAGCATGGTTAATGGGCCTCCTTTCAGTGCTTTTTGCAAAACGGAAAAGGGAATGTCTATCTTTAAAAATAGCTATTCTATCCCTCTCTTCATAAAAGGGCATGTAATTTTCGCGCGGCAAAAATAGACAAAAGAAAAGGCCAAGACACCGTTAAGCATCTTGGCCGCGTCAATTATTCAGTTTTAGCGTTTAGCTGTTATTTCGAAGATAGCGTATCAAAATCCAAATGAGCCACAATCCTCCGGTACAGAGCACCAAAATAAAATCCAGCAGCAAACCGCCAAAGCCTCGCTTTTTACCATTCTTACTCATTGTGTTCCTCCTTGTCGTTGTTCTTTTTATGAAGAACCGATGGAATTTTTCCGACTCCTCGTTTAACAGTATCAGCAACATCCGATACCACTTGCTTTGTTTTTTCTTTCCTCTCAGAACGCCTTATACTTTTCTCAAGCAATAGTTCTGCTTTTCGTTTTTCGGACTCATTGAACAGACGCTGACTTTCATCGATAACTTCCTGCGTTATATACAAAACGCGAACAGTAGTCCCTGGTTCGACTTTCTGTTTTGCTTTTGGCTCAGATTTAATCACCTGATTGTTGATACAGTTTCTATATTTTCCGTCGGCGTCATCAATAAGAGTCGGAGAGAGGACTGCCTTTAGCCCAAGGCTTGTCAGTATTTCTACAGCTTGCTCCGACGTGGTTCGATATTCCGAAGAATATAGCTTCGGCACAACGACCAGTTTTTTGCGTTCCTCAATCGTCTTATCCGCATAATCACGAACAGCTTCGATAGCAGGTTTGACAAGAGGCACTATGGATGCAGCCATAGCGATGCCTGTTGCGATATTATTAGTGGTTTTAGGTGTTTTCTTCTCTCCGCTCATTGTCCTATCCCCTTTCATAAGGGCAATAAAAAAGTGCGCCCCCACATGAGAGACGCACCGAAAAAGTAAATCCCTCATTGTTGCCACACAATCTCAATCAAGTCGCAAAGGACACATGAGTAAAGAGAGAAAACACTTTTTACCAAAGTAATTTTCCCTTGCAACTTGAAAACTATTAGATTGTGTGGCTCTTACAGTATAGCACAAAAGCCAAAATAAAGAAAGGACTTTATTTGCAAACCACTTGACTTTTTGCTTGGTTTGTGGTATGTAATTCCGGCTTGTGGCCAAATGCCCACTTTTGTTCGCCTTATTTATTTAAATATTAAAACTTTTTATCGCAATTAAATAAGAAATAAAAGTGGGCAAGTGGGCTTTTTAGTGGTTTTTCAACACCTAATTTGCGCAAATCGGCCAAAAATGGCCAAAAATGGCCAAAAAAGTGCTGTTTTCAGAAAATGCACCCGATTTTTTCTGCCCACTTTTGGTTCGCAAAACCGGGCTTTTGCCCACTTTTTTTGGCCAAAAATGAGATTTTTCGTCCGTACAAGCTCCAAAATTTCCCCAAAATTGGTCAAAGCCCACTTTCTTAAAAATAAAAGTGGCCACAATTTTGCAGATTTTCAAAGAGTGTACGGACGTTTTTCTCATCTCCAAACCCGTCCGGTCTGTTTGTCAATCAACACAATACGGCCTTCGATTTGGAAATCAGCAAGCTCACAGATATAAAATAATGTATGAAGCAGTCTGTGAAATCTTTCGTCTTCCTTATCAATGTTCCGCAAAGCCTCGAAAGCCGTTGGATCAGAATATCCCTCCGAATTCTTTCGGGGATTGTTTTCACGATTAGCGATACCCATCAGTCCCTCCTTTGTTTGTTCCATTCTTCAATGTCGATTCCGTATTGTTTCAGCTTGTACGTACACAGCCAAACTATATCAGAATCAGTCATCTCATAATGTTTAATCAGTTCGTTCAATCTTACGGCAAAAGTGTCATAGAACTGCTTCAGACGCTTCGGCCCGAAACCAAATTCCTCATGCAAATGCCATAAGATCATGGCGTCAAGTTCGTTAGCGTGTTTGAGATCGTACTCTGCGAGCTGTCTGCGGATTTCGATATCCATCGCTTTCTTTTCGGCGGCAGTCAGATGCGCTCCGTACACTTTCCCTCCGGCTTTTTTCGTATACATAATCGGAACCTCCTCCATTCATAATCCAGTTTTCCTTAGCGAAGAACAAAGGTACCCCGATTATGCAAAAGAACATACAAGCAGTGGCGTCGTTTTCCGGGAAAATAGAAAGAACCCCGATGCCGATAAGCACCAGGGCGTAAATTTTGTTTTTAATTGTTTCTTTGCTCCACATGATGTCCTCCTTAAATATCACCAGAAGAACGGTGTTGGCTGTGTCCGGCGTTGAATCCATGAGGATAACGCGCTTTTAGCTTCTCCACGTTCATCTGCAAAATCGTTTCCAAATCAAAACCGAGAGCCTGTGCGCTCACCGCAAGATACCAAGCCACGTCCCCAAGCTCTTTGGCGATGTGAGCTTTATCGAGATCATGTCCTTGAAAGAGATACTTTTTCAAAATATCAATGCACTCTCCAGACTCGCCATTAAGGCCCATGAGTCCATTTTGGAGCTGTTGAGAGTCGGTCAGGGATTGATTGGCAGTACGGTAGGCGGCTTTCTGGTACTCGTTAATTGTCATCTGATATTCACCTTCAATTATTTGGGTACGAATAAGTTTGCTTACAGAAAGATTATGCTTTTTGGCGATAGTTTTTAGGGCTTCGCATTCATCGTCTGTTAGACGAATACGATACTGCTTACTTCTCGGATTTATAGCTTTCGGTCTGCCTCTCTTTTTGTTATCCGTCATCTGATGTTCACTCCTGTGTTGGATATGTAGTGTTTGCAGTGAAGTTCGACTGGCTCAATGTATTTTATATCACGGATGCGAATCATGCCTACTTTTTTGCCATCTTCGCAAGGGCGACTTACATATACTTCATCAATTGCCTTCTGAGCTTCGAGAAATTCTGTTTTCAGAGAGCATACTTCTCTGTGTCCGCAGCGTGTACACTGGGTTTCTTTTACACCGTAATCACTCATTTTTATCTCCTTTCAGCGCAAAAATAAGAGCCGAGGTTTAATCCTCAGCCCTTTTCTTTGCTTTATGATACATCCAAGCTTTGCAAACTGTTTCCTTACATTTCGGATAATCTGGTCGTCCGCATTTATTGCAAATGAGTTCTTCTCGTCCGAGATCCGGTATGTCTTCTTCAAATTCTTTAATAACAGTTGTCCATGTTCCATCTTTCTGACGAACAGGACAAACCATTTTAGATTTAACTTTCACGGGCACCGCCTCCTCATCTACAAGTATATTTTATCACAAAAAGCATAAAAGTAAAAGGGCTTGTCAGGCCCCTTTACCTTTGAAATCGAGTAGCTTACGAAATTAGAATCGTATAGCGTTCCTTCAGGCTCTCGAGCAAATTATCGTCTGCTGCAATGCTGATATGAAATTCAATCTTGTTCTTGTCATTTAGCACAACTTGAACAATTCCTTGAATTCCTTCAGCAAACAGCATTCTCAAACAAGTGCCGAGTTGCCTGTCATTCACTGCTAGAAAATAATTCATAGCATTACCTCCTTTCACAATAGGAGATGCGTTTTTCGTACAGTTAAGCCTCATCTGCCAAGTTTTTGTAACCACCGTTTTCATAGCAGTCTGTACTCATATAAATAGTGTCAGAATTTTTATCAACAACAGGATTGTCGTGAATTAACTCGTACAGTTCTTCGGCTGAAAATATCACTAGATTCTTCATTATTCGTTTTTCTCCTCCTCATAACCCGTAATAATCTCACTGTACGGCAGCTCTTCAATCCAGTCGCAGAATGTATGCCACTCATTAAGCTTATGGTTCCGCCGGCTCTTATGAATATTGGCCAGAACCTCATAGTTGAGCATGACTGTTCGTTTCTGGTTGTAAGAAGAGGGAAGAAGTTGGATCATCTGCCACCAGTATTTCTTGTCTTTGGTCTCAAGGTACTTATTCCTGTAATAGTTGAGAACGTTAATTGTTAGATTAAGTAACTGAACCCCACCACACCCAACGTGGGGAGCGCCATCGATTACAGGTCCGTCAACCTCATCACAAGAATATAAATCATAATCAATGAGATGCTCGTGACCAAAATCCTCCAACATAAACTCCTTATCCGCAATTTTATGCATGGTAGAGCAGGAATTAACTACTGTTCCCACCTTGTAGGTATCAAATTCTTTCCACCAGTACAGCGGAGCAGTAATATCGAGATAAACTACAATCATCCGCATGAATTTTCGATGGTCAGTTCCGGCGTTACGAAGACGAGTCATTAAATCGAAATCATTGGGGCCAACTATAAAGCCCTTATATGGAAATTTGTAATTATCAACCCAACATCCATCACAACTATTTTCGTCGGGAACGTTGTATTTACCGCATTCGTCGCATTTTTGGCTTAGATATTTTCGATAGTCGCTATCACTCTTCTCCCAAGAGTTCATCGGGTTGCGCATACCACGAATAGCGTGTTCCCAGCCCATAACTTCGGAATTTTCAATTTTAATCATGTTTTACCTCCTTGAGAACTACTTAAGAGTTAAAATATAATCCATACGCGTCCAACCACCGCTTGATGTTACCTCCTTGATTTCACGATTTAAATATTCTTGAGGCATAGCAGATAGAAGTTTTCCGTATCTATATTCACAAGAAGGATCTCCAAAAAATGAATTTTGGTTTTTAATACCTATATATCCCCAATCGGACGTGTTTTTTAGAACCGTATCAATAAAACTCGAAACTGTATACGGCTTGTCTAAAACAACTTTAAAATTAGTAGTTTCATCAGTATGTGTTTCGCCAATCTGTTCTAATTTAAACATCATTGTTTTTTTATTCCTCCTTTTCTACATACAAGCCAAATTTCTTATTGAAGTTTTTAGCATGGTCAATGTCAGTTGTATGATTACATTCATTTGAACAAATCTCGCACTGTCCACCATCGCAAAGATATAAAACCTTTTTGTCATTATACCAGAAATTTCGATCATCAATATACACATTCGCAAATATCTTTCGCGTGTCACTGCCAAAACGTTCAACGATGTGAGGAAGATTTTCATTGACCGCATCAAACTCAAGTCTGTGTTCCGAGCACCAGTTCACAGCTTTATCAAGCATTTCTCCAACGCGGCAAGTCCATAGAATAATCTTAGCGCCAAATGATTTCCGCATCTCAATGAGATAACCAATAAGATTAGTATTTGGCTCTCCGATTTCCGGCCATTTGTTTTCGCAAAGGGTGCCATCGAAGTCAACGGCTATAATTTGCTCGTTCATGTTTTTCTCCTTTCGGTTGTGAGCATCACAAAATCCACAGGATAAGTTTCACAGTCAAAGCGACTAAAATAGCCGCAATACAAACTCCAATTACAAAAGCCAAAGCTTGTCCGACTTCATATCCAAGACTATTTTTGTTATTGCTTTCCATAATTAACCTCCAAACTGAAGACCTAGATGAGAATATAACTCTTTATAAAGCTGCTTCTCAATCTCGTCCTTATACACTTTGACAACTTTGCCGTCAATAATCGTATTTACAGTCTCTCGAAGAATCGGTTGAGTCAATTCAGCAGCAGACGACGCACCTGCTTCAGCTACAATCGGCTCCGGCAAATATCCGAGTGCTTCTATTCGTTTGTTTTTGCAGTTATCTTTAAACGGGCATTTTCGGCATTGTTCCGCTAGTCTTGACAGACCCATCGTTGCCGCCTCCTTTCTTGACTGTAATCAGCTTTTTATAAATATCAAAGGCTTCCTTACCTTGAAAAGCGTTAATGATTGTGACATCTCCATTCTTTTGGCGGCCAACAATAAGCACACCGTCATCTCGTTTGGAGAAATCAACGCCAATAATCAAGCTTTCATTGATTTTCGGATTTTTCATCAAGATCCACCTGCTTTCTCAAATATCGAACTAGGTTTTCGCATAATTTGCGATGTTCACAGCGAACAAGAGTATCTGTCATTTCGATAATATCGAAGCCGGCATAATATTTTTCCGGTTCCTTCACATCAGCCGTAAAATTGGCACACCCATGACAGTATTCTTGGACATCCAGTTTAATCATTGGTATCCTCCTGACTAAGCAGTTCTTTTGGAATAACTGTTTACGTACTTGGTTTCATTGAAATTCCGTTTCTCACTCAAAGCACGGCTGATCGCCAAATCGATAGCGGATCTGGATTTCAAGTGATAGTAATACAGTTCTTTGAAAGGCGTATTTAGCCTATCAGTTCTTCCGGCAGACTGCTTCATAATTTTGTAAGAGTAATTTTGCGAGTAGAACACGATGGTATCGGTGCTTATGCAGTTCCATCCTTCGGCTCCGGCCGTATACTGCACCAGATAGACCCAACTGTCTGAAGTGGGAATTGGCTGATGCTTATGACCGTTCCATTCCGCAACCTCGACACCATCTCCGTAATAGAGATTCTTAAGAATATCAAGTTCATAGTCGAAGTTATAGAAAACAATCATTTTCGAATGTTTCTCAAACAGTTCCATCAAAGCGACTTGCCTGGAATCGTCCGAATTCACGATCCTTCGCCATACATAGCACAGCTCGCCGGCATTCGTAATCGGTTCATTTTTATAGGGATTCCATCGAAGCTTTGAAGCATCCTTATACTTGGCGACATCGTACTTCACGTAAACATCTTCGTGGTGCGAGATAGTTTCCCGTTTGAAATCCATCTCCACAAGAATTCGATTTCGAAGACGAATCAAACGCCCGACGCCCAAATACCGGTCTACTTTCGGATACTTGCCGTTTACCCAGGTCATGACCATGTGTTCTTCTTTGAAAGCTGTTCTGTTTTTATAGAACCCATTGGCTACAAACACCGGAATATAATCCTCCCAAGTGTCTCCTGGTGTGGCAGAAAGCAGAATCCACTCGTTAAGCTTGGCTATTTTCAGAAACGCCTTTACCCAAGCTCCAGAACCCACGACCCTCTGTTCATCAAATATAAAGAATGCATCCGTTACCGTTGCATACTTGCCAATGTTGTTCCACGAATCGACTACCACCTTATTAGAATATGAATTTGCTTCGGGATGGGTAGAAAGAAGGAAGGGCGAAAGCTCACCCTCCCATTCCTTCGTATCCCTTTTTCTCGCCGTCGTGATGATATATAGATCTTTAGGACTTTTCATCATCACATATTTCTTTGTTCCGAGTTCGCCTCCATTTTGTTTATAGTAATAGGCTAACGCGGTTCTGGACTTACCGCTTCCAACGCCGCCGCACAAAATGCAGCCGTTTTTCATTCTGTCAACAGCGTCTAACTGATAATCTCTTAGTGATATACCGGCCATTACAAACTCCTAAGAAGTCGCCGCATTGACCATATATCAGAAAAATACATCATTGTGAACCAATAGTTGTCCAGAGAATCGTTTTCAGTCATTGGTTCGGTTAGTGAATTTCCAACTTTGATGTAAGCGGCAACGCCGAGTAGAGATAGCTGAATATAACACATTAAAGCTACTACCATGTCGATATCCTGAGCAGCCACCAAGATATGATTCTGGTAATTCAGATTGGCTTTTTCCAACCTTTTTCTTGCCGCGTGAATACCAGCAATCAAAGTAGCTCCAGCGCCGCAGCAAGGATCGTTCAGGGTAATGTATCCGTCTTTCTTAACCTTTTCAACAATATCTTTCATGGTGATTTCTGCCATCAACTCGCAAACATGGTAAGGTGTAAAAATCTGCTCGTGTTCTTTGCTGTTAAGGCCAAGTTCGGTATAGATACTTCCCAAAAAGTCCTGCTCTTGATTTTCTTCCAAAGCTGCTACCGTATATGCAGCAAGTTCGGAAAACAACGGCTGCTCCTGCTTATTGTACTTTTTAATAGCCCGCAAATATAACGCCTCTCTCTCGTCGAAGTGGTCTTTATCCACCGGATTCGATAAAGCGCAAGCGAACATAATAATGAAGTCGCTCCATATATCCCAAGAGCGATGCCGATAGGTTAGCTGTCTGAACACTCGCAGAAATTCTTTTCGATCGTCTAAATGCTTTTCCGAATTTTTACCGGCGGGCTTTTTTCGGTTAGGCTTTTCCGAAACCTCAGAAACACCTTTTTTAAATCCTTCGGCTACTTTCTCTCCATATTTCAGATTATCAGCGATATGCTTCGGAATTTGTTTTTTAACCGGTTGTTTTCGTTTAGGTTTTTTCTTTTTCCAAAACAATTGATTTCGCCTCCTTTATGCTGTTTGTTTTTCTCCCTTCGGTAATTGATGGAACGGGGCTGTTTCCTCTAGCCTTGGGACATTTACCTTGCTAGCAATATCAGGCACCCCTTTATCCATCTTCTAAAATATCAATGCCACGGAGCCTCTTCCGGACCTTCCTCCGCAGCGTACTTCTCAGCGAACTCATCCTCTTCGATGGTCACATACATCGTTTTCAGATAAGCCTTAACGCCGGTCTTGCCATTGACTTCCCAGTTGTAAGGGCGGATCACCAAATCGACTTTTCTGATTTCAGCAAAGTCCAAAGTAGCAATAGACTCTTCATCAAGATTTGTCTGTGTTCTTCTGGTAATCATAACGACCTTGGGCGGAATATTGCCAAAGCTTACCGCAACCTGAATATAGTGACGGGGCTCTTCGTCCTCATCACGAGGGGAGAGAACCCTCACATTCCAACCGTCTTCAATCAGCTTCTGCGCCATATCTGAATCTTCGATGATGACACAGAAGTTGCGGCTTCCAGCACGGTTGTACTTCGATTCCTCTCCTTTGAAATTTCTGAAAATGATGTGCGCATTTTCAATGATGATATTGTCTACGTTCTTATAAGCCATGACTGGTCTCCTTTCAAAAATTGTGTTTTTCACATGGGAACGGACACGATCTGCACTCTTCATCGGTGCAGTCGCAAGAAGTGTTGCTAAAGTCGGATTTAACCAACACAAATATCACAAGGGCAATAACCAATAAAACAAGCAAAGGTATCACCTCACATCAAATGGCGTCGGCTCTTCTTCATGCGGTTCTCCGGCTCCAAACCACGGGGGAGTGTTGTCGGAAACAAACGGCTCGTCCGCAACAAACCGTTCGAAATCTCCATAAGAAGACAGAGACTTCACCGCCTCATCTACAAGATTGTTGTAGTAAGTGCGGTCGATATCGTTTTCCTTGCCGAGTTCCCGAACCATCTCAGACTCCAGCCATCTGAAACCTTTTGAGCCAGTTGCGGCCGCATATCCTTTTTCTCCGGTTTTCTTATTTTCCGTTTCGCGAAGCAGGATACCGCCTCCGCATCCCGGTTTGATGGGGCAGAACTGACCGACCTTACCAATGAAATGATAATTATGGCCTTTAGCAATTTCTTCGCTTAAACCTTCTCTTTCCATTAGCGGGTCTTTTTTAGCGAGCCTATCCCGCTCCGCTTCCAATTCAGATACGTCTGGCAAACCCTCGTTCATATCGAGATACAATGCGGAAGTTACCGATTTGGTCTCGCACATATCCTCGAACTCAATCGGCTCCTTACTAAACAGTTTCTTAAAGACATAAGGAACCTGGAACTGGGTGCCAGTCGCGGTCCATTCTCCGGCGTGCTTACCGTCCTTATACTTCGCAATATAAACAGCATCGTTTACAAGGCACATGCGGTCGTATGTAGCCTCATGTTCAAAGTTGTAGCCATACTGCTTGCCATAGTCCATAACGAACTGAATGATTTCCGGAGTCGCGTCCGGAATCTTAATGGAGTCCGTCTTAATGTGGGCAACAATAAAGCCCCGTCTCTGGACCTCGTGTTTGAGGTTTACCATAAACAGGGCGCCGCGTTTAGCCACAATATTATCTTTGTTGCGATTGTCTCGGAACGGATGGTCAAAGCTTGCTGAAGTAAGACCGTATACAGAGTTGATTGCAATTTTCAGAGCCTGAGCCAGATCAGCCGCAGCAGCTTCGTCCGTCAGATACTTTGCCAATGCGCCGTTCAGCATCTTTTTGGCTTTATCGAACTCTTTGTGCTTAATCGCAATTCTGGCCTGAAGAATTTCGTTGAATCTCTTCGTATACTCAGGTCCAAAAAGTTCTTCCGCTACAATGCTGCTCGGATGCATGGACGCGATATCCAATAACGCAATGTTGCTGTACATACCGGGTTCGGCGTAGACATAACCGCCTTCGCCGACTTCTTCGCCGCGATAAATGGACTTACCGCCCTCGAAAGTGTAGCCTTGGAACACCGGCTTTCCGTCTTTATTAAACAGGGTGAAGTTTTCATCTCCCAAATGGTCGTACAAAACCATATCTTCTGTAATAGTCCACGGTTCGCAATCGGGAGTTACTTCACCCATAAAACGGTAGTTGAATTGATCCTGCGGCTTTCGGTTGTTGCCAAATATAATCTTAGTGGTCAGAGAATTGGTCGTGTCATTGACCGTCATTCCGGCCACGTCCGCCAGAATCTGCCGAGCCGTAAAGTCAGCTTTTCTCGCATTGAAAACAGCTTCGGTAGCAATTACATCATTGTCGCAGTATTCGGCGACTTTCGTCCACATCTCTTCCGGAACAGGCTGGTCCCACGGAAGGCCAAGCTCCTGATGGTGGATGCCCAATTCGATTTCCCATTTCTTCAAAGATTGTTTCTTTGAGCAGAAATCGTAAACGTCCGTATAAGAAACGTTATAGGCTTCGCCAAAGAAACAGTTAGCGCTTCCATTGATGATTCTGTTGGAAAGCGAGAATAGCTGTTCATTCGTATAACCCATGAGTCTGGCATAGAGGATATGGTTGTCGTATCTGCGGCAGTTAAAACCGACAAGACGAAACCGCATCAGTTCCTCAATTTCAGCCGACGTAGGGTTAATCATACGGACAACCGGCTTTCCTTCGCCTTCAATTTTCCAGTTGACCAAGAACAGATTCGGAAACACCTCAACATCATAAAACACAAGTTTAGCGTCATCGTTTTTTGTTCCCGAAGATTGGTCGGCAGATTTGAACTGCATCTTATTGACCAACTTGATACAGTAATCCGCCTGATGCGTGCTGCTTGCAGCGAAGGCCAGCACAGCGTTCCGCATATCTGTAACATCATAATGAAGATCGCTTGCATAAGCGTCCTCAAGAATTTTATAGATGAAGTCGATACTGGGTTTAGTTGCCGGATGGTATTCCTTGTTTAGATTCCGTTTGATTTGCGTTCTAAGACCTTTCTCGCTCTTCACCCCTTCAAAATTTATCACTTGCTTTTCTCCTTTCAGTGGCAAACCAGAATTGATGGTTGCGATGGGCAGGTTATTACACTTTGTCAATTTCCGGCGCAGAGAGCTTTTGCCGTTGAAAACCTTAACTTCGATGTGGTCGTCATAGACTCTGCTCAGCTTTGCCGGATCTTCCGCATAAATATAATGCAGATGAATGCCTTGCCCGCTTTTGCTCAGTTCTGCATAAGTGGGCGGCCATTTGCTCGCCTCCTTCAGATTCAGTTCAAAAGACTTGTTTCCATCCTTATCCGGAATATCAAAGTCGATAACAATATGTTTTTCCGGAACTTTTACATAGTGGAGTTTCGACGTATCAATACTGCTCAGCTTCGTTTTTACTTTCTCCCATTTGGATGTGGGGATTTCCGATGAAGTCGCATACTGAGCAGGACAGTCCGCGCACTCTTTGTCAAAGATGGACGGCTGCGCTTTGAATTCAATGAGCTTCTGTTCCGGTTCCTCCTTTTCCGAAATCGTCTGCTCTTCAAATTTCTCCGTCCGAAAACCGATATAATAGCTTCGGACACGAGTGCCATCATCCAGATTGAACCGCTCTTTGTAATCGCGGAAATAGTTTTTCAGTTCTTCTTTAAAAATCCTCTGAGAAAACGGAAACGGCACCTTTGCCTCATCACAGTACGTTTTATACATTTCCCAAGAGGCTTTCAGTGTCGTTCCGTCTTCCTTCTTAAACACGTGGTAAGAATCAATGATGAAGTTGTAGAAATCATTGGATGCGCCAAGCATCGCGACCGGAATATAATCATCGTACATGCCTGGGTTTGCCAGATATACATTTTGACAGTGGTATGCGATAGCGCCAAGTTCAAACTCAATTTGTTTCATTACCGTTTTGTATTCCTTCGGGCTCAATTTATCGCCGGATGGAGACACATCAATCAATCGTCGAATCAAACCCGATTTCGCATCAGTTATCTTCACCGGCTTATTCGTGCCCATAAACAGAAAACATTTAAAACGGTTTGCGTAAGTAGACTTGAACTTTTCATTTACCGTCATCAACTCATGGGAAACAAGGCTGTTCAGCCTGGTATTATCCTCAATGCGCGACAAATCCCCATCGTGCTGAATAGCAACAAGCGGATTGCTCTTGAACGCCTCCAAAGCAAACGAATTGCTCGAAGAACCAAGCGCTTTTGCGTCGAACACAGAATAGTACCCGTCGAAGAGCTGCTGAATGATGTTAAGAACCGTGGATTTGCCGGTTCCTGCGGCGCCATACAAAACCATAAATTTCTGCAACTTTTTAGAATCCCCGCAGACTATAGAACCGATTGCCCATTCGATTTTTTCTCTCTCCGTTTCAGAATAAAGAGTAGACATCAGCTTGTCATAGGCATTGATGGTTCCTTCTTCTAGGGGATACTTCAGCTTTTTGCTTGCGTAATCTTTTTTGTTCGTAGGCGTATTTGAAAATATCAGTTTTTCATCCAGCATGTGGAACGAATCTCTCATTTGTTTCTGACAGTATTTGTGCCACGAATCGATCATTCCAGATTCAGAGTCCCACATGTGCAGGACTTTAACACTTGAATCAAAATTCTTGCGATTCTCTTCTGCATACCGATCGAGTTCCCGGTCGATAAGCTGCAAAGCATCCTGCTCGTCCGTAGACCATAAACCCCGGTCTTCCAGCCATATGGCATAGAAGTCGCCGCCTCTAATCATAAGATCAGAGCTTTTCTTAATGATAAACTTCGGGTAGATTTCTATTACACCACGCTTCGTACTACGTGTTGAAATCATTAAAAAGTCGATCATCGAGGTTCTTTAGTCTCCTTCCGTCTGCTTTAGCTCCTTAATTTCAGTTTTCAGAGCCTCGATTTGGCAACGCATATTGCGAATCTCAAACTCTTTGACAATCAGGTGCGCCGTTACAACCGTTACCCAAAACGTAACATTATGGTTAAACGACTGCTGTTTCCTGATGGATTTCCCGATTGCCCGGAACATCGTTTCCGAATTCCGAAGGCTTCCGAAAATATAACGGACCATTTCATCCATGAACTTTTCCTCCTTTCATTCCTGCAAGAAACTGGTCGATAGTTTCAAACCGCCAAGTTTTTTCTCCGTTAAACGAAAATATAAATTCCTTGCCGTCCTTTTGCCGCACACGGATACTGTTTTTCCCGTTAGGAAAATAGGTTTCAACCTTTTCGGCAAACGCCGGCAGATGTTCTTGAAAACACTCAAACACTTTGCTGTGAATCATAGCAGAATTCCTTTCTTTACAGGATGCTGTCCAAATACCAATTCATCTGGTACCAAATCTCAACCGATCTCATATCGTACTTGCAGTGCTCAATCGTGAATAGGCCGCCTTCACCGTCCCGTTTGTATTTGCGGTCCATAAAGCGAAATATAACATCGTCCGTATACTTCGGATCGAATCTGGAATCGCTCATGGAACCCAAACCAAGATTTACAATCATATTCCAAAACCATTGGCCCATTCGATTGCCAACATCGGGATTGTTCATGATGTTTTCTTCACAACGAAACGCCAAAGCAATCAGCATCTCCAGCACACTACAAGATCGATTGTCCAGAAAAGAGGCAATCATAGGACCCTCGTATGATTTTTCATATCCAAAACGGTAACGGAGGTCTATTCCGTCTTCAGCCCTGTTACCATCCATTGGAATCACATATTGGAAATCAATATTGTGAAGATGCCTCAGCAGCTTTTGATAGGATAGACCCCTGGAATATCGTTCATTGCATACGAGCTGACACATCCATTCAAAATATTCGTTATTCAGCTCTTTCTCAGTCATTTAATCCTCCATCTGACCGGGGTATCTGCCTGTGACATCCGAGTAGGAACGATTATCCCTCAGAATCTCATAATCGCATTTCAGCCGGTCGTTGCGGACAAACACAGAATCGTCCTCATACTCGCCGAAATGATCTGCAAAATCAGCGCCCACGGTCTCATCAATATCATCGACAATCTCGTCGTTTTCATCCGCCAGAACCCCGTCCGAATAATAAGTCAGACTGAGCTTGGTATACTCGTCGAAATCGCCGAATTCCTCTGGCGAGATAATATAAGGTTTTTCAACCATATTTACCTTCTCCTCTTTCACGTTTTTATTGTTTGTCGAGGCATAATTCGTATAGCCTTCCTCTGCGAGCTTAGCAGCATAGTTAATCAGATCCGGTTTCAATTTAGCCTGGTCAGCCTTGATTTTATTGTCTTTGTCAAGGTTTTCATTTTCCTCTTTGCGGATTACCGTTTCCGGCTTCTTTTCCGCAAAGACCGCTTTCACCGAATCAATTTCCTCCTGGGCAATTTGCTCGTATCGCTTTTTAAGGCAAAGCCATGTTGCGGCCGACCCGATAGTCAGACCGGCCATAAACATAGCGAAGTTAATCTTGCTCATAGTAATCCTCCTCGTTTTTTATCGTAACAACAGTTACGGCGAGACCTCCGAACAGCAATGCAGCGCTCAGGAGAATCCCGCCGGTAATATGTCTTTTCCGCTTGCTGTCCAATATGGAGTCAAGCAGATTTATGAAATCGTCGAGCATATCCACGTTTGATTACTCCCTTCCGCCAGACAAAATGGCAATACCGCCGATTAAGCACAAACCGGCCATTGTAGAAAACACATAAGAAAATAATGCTTTCATGATAAACGCTCCTTTCAATCATAGCTTGAAAAATAATGGCAGCATTCCTGGAACATCGGAACACCGTAATCGCTGTATCCGCCTGCGGTGAAAAACACGCATTCGTAATTCGTCCGTTTTAGCAGCTCTTCCTTTACAAGCTCTACAAGTTCTTCTTTCACATAACAGCGGTCGACTCTCCCATTCCACATGGATGTGAACTGATTCGGCTGAAATATAACATCGGTTACATTATCCGGAAAATGCGAATCGTCGACCCGGTTTAAAATCGTGTCAATTACCAGCCTCTGCCCGAGTTCCGTTTCACCTTCCGCTTCCGCCATTGTTACCAGTGCGATAAGTTCAATTTCTTCCTGTGAAATAGGGTACGGCCATTCTTCCTCAACCTGTTCCGGTTCCTCGTCAGGCGGCGAAGGTTCCAGCACAGTTTCGATAGGGGATATAGATACCGTCGAAGACGCATCGTTATATGTATCCTCGACGGGTTTCTCTTTTGCCGGGGCTGCGGCTATCCTCGCTATAATAATGAAGCAAAGGATAAGGCTCAGAAGAAACACAGCACCCTTTAATATAATTCGCATTTTTAAAACTCCTCTCTTATAAAGCGACCACCCCCAATATCAATCTGGAAGCGTTAAAGTTACATCTTCTCCCAGATATTTCCCTCTACATTGAAATCGAGAAGAAGAACCGGCTCGTGCCTTCCGTCTTCGGTCTCCCGCTCGACTTCTACAATTCTGAAATTGACATATCCGTCCGGACCATCGGCAGTCCAGCCCACAATCTGACCGGCAGGTGTACGGGGGAGATCCAGATCGTCCAGAACCTCGTTCAAGAACAGATGCCCACGTGTCTGAAGCTTATCGTTGGCAAACGCCTGCTGCGCCTTCAGGAACATGCGGTTGTAATCCTGATTGGTCTCGTAATTGCGGCTCTTCGAGTCAAAGTAAACAGCATAATCGCTCTGAAGATTGGGGTCAACCACCTGGACTGTTTTCTTTACCTTCTTTTCCTTTCCGGTTTCAGGATCTACCTCAACCTCTTCAAACTTCTTCGCTTTGATGTTGTACTTCAGTTCCTGGTCTACCTGCTCGCCAAATCGCTCGACTACTCGGCTGCGGTACTCTTTAAAGCTCTTGTCGATAGCCGCATAAGCCGCGCCAAGCGCTACATTTCTCTTGCGAAGAATGTTGTTGGACGCAAGGATGCTGGTAATGGACAGCGTTCCGAGAATAACGGCAGGAGCATACAGCTTGGCAAACTTGATGCCGGTCTGCACATAAATGATGGTGAGGTCTTTTTTGGAATCCTCAGCGGAATAAGATTCACCCGCTTCGGTAACACCGGTTTTCGTTGCGGTATGAACCTTATCGATATCGTTCTTGGTATCCTCCACAATCTTGTTTACTTTGGTTGTGGCTTTGCAAGCGATAATGGCGCTTACAACCGTCCCCGCGATTCCGGCCACTACGAGAATCTCAGGGCTGTGCTTTCTGACCTTCATCATGGTCTTATTCATAGCGCCGCTGACGCTCTTTACAATTTCGGTCTTATTTTTCATAGTTTTCATTCTCCTTTTCGAGTTTTCTGAGATGGTCGATAAGATGCTGTGTATACCACATAATCTTTTCGAGGTCCTGAATGCCGTTTTTCTGTTTCCAACGGCAGGCATATTTGATGATATTGCCGGTATCGGTTGCTTCGATGCCTTTGAGGTCAAAAGTAAAAGCTTCTATCACATCAATAACTTCCAAACCGGTTTCAGATTGATAATGTGCCGGGTGCGACACCATTTTGTCAGGGGATTCGTACATTACTCTTCGTCCTCCTCACAGGTTTCACAGCAAGGGATATAGATTCTCTTTCGTTCCTTAACCGCAATCTGGCAGCCGCATGAAGGGCAGTCAAAAGTATCGTACAGTTTTTCCTCAGGTTCCGAGCCAAAGGCTACTGCTAACCCGCTTTTTCCGTTGTCGCGAGAAATATAATGACGCTCTTCAACAGCATTGAATTTGCATCCGCAGATTTTACACTCAAGCATATTTTTTCTCCTTTCAATTCAATGGTATGGCTCTTGGAAGTTTCAAAATATAACCGTCCCGAACCCTTACAGCAGTTGCTCCAGCAATATTTGTCCAGCCGTAACGGTTCATTGTGTAGTTGTCGTTCGCAACATTAGCCAAATCATAAAAATCCGACACGCTTACCATACCGTACTGGCTGATAATATCGTTCATGGAATCCAGCACCGCTTCCGCATCTCCGCGAGTATCGAACAAAATATCATCGTAGTCAAAATTTGTCCGTCTGATAGCGGAGCCGGCTCGGGTGCGTTCGCTTTCCCGTTCGTAATAATTCCGATACGATACTTTGGAAGCAGAACCGTTTTTTCTTGTTCTTCCTGCCTCACCGTAAAGAATCATATCGATTCCGGTAGTAACGATATCGGAAATAGCCTTTTTAATTGCCGGCACAATGACTTCCAGCAAAATATAAGACTTTACATTGTTGGCGTCCTCGGCAATGAACACATCGGCGAATTTCTGCATTTCACCCTTTTTTCGGGTTTTTGCTTTTCCGCTGATGACCGCCTCCACTTTTTTCTCAGACTGCTCTTGACGAGACTTATCTGAATTGGTTTTGTATTCCTCCACTTAGGTTTCTCCTTTCTTAAGCCGGGATCAATTTGCCAGGCAGAGTGATTTTGGTATTCGGCGTCATGCCGTTTTCTTTTTTATACCGATAAGCAAGATTGCTCTTAGCTTTCGCTTCCGACGGGGCGTAGGTAGACGCTTTCCAGCGATTTTGCACGCAGTTTTCAAAACGCATGACTGGTCCGTCGTAGTAATACGCTTTCATTCTCGTACCCTCCTTTTTGGTAAAAAGAAAAAAGGGAAAGCACCTTGTTTAAGGCACTCTCCCTTGTCCGAATTTCACAGATTCAAATTTCAGTTTTCTTCTGTAGAAACGTCTGCTTCGTCAACAATGATTGTCTTCTCCTCAGCAGCCATCTTTTTCAGCTCGATCTGGGTTTTGATATTCGCAATCACCGGTTTTGCTACGTACTTATAGACTACAAAGCCTACAATTACGCTCAAACCAACGCCTGCTGCAATCTTGATACCCTTGCTCATACCTGTGTTTTCAATGACTTCCTCAGTAGTTTCGATAACCTTGTTGTTCATGATCGCATTGTTTTCCATTTTATGTTCTCCTTTCAAATTCTGAAAATGTGGAACTTCTTCCATTAAAGTAATTGTAATTTTCGCGCGGTTTTCTCAGTGATGTCGTTACCAGGAGTGATAATCGTAAACCGGCGCAACCCGATAATCAATAACCAGGCAAGGGGTGCCGTTCGCGTCAAGATGGGAACTAAAATCAAGTTCGATATATCCCTTTTCGATATTCCAACCCAGATCATCTCCCAATTTCGTCCCGTCTAATCCGAGCGCATAATAAAACTCGTTGAGCGTTACATACATGTCATCCCGCATTTGCCGGTTCAATTCGTTTACGGCTCGGTTGATGGTATCTCTGTCCGACTTAAAATATCTTCCCGAGATAGCGTCATAGCAGATGGTATTTCCGCCCTTTTCGGTCAGAATCACTTCCCGAACGGGATTCTTCACGATTTTTTCTTTCGCCATCGATTCCCGTATCGTCTGCTCCTTCTTATCGCCAATCGCCTCCACGACCTTTTCCTGATATTCTTTTAAAGTCGATTCGGAAAGTGTGTAGGCAGTTGCAAGCGCTGCGTTCCGACGCAGATTTGTCGAACTGGCGCCAATAAGACAGAAAACAGAAACTGAGCCAACGATTGCGGCCGGAATATAACAAGGCCATGCTGTCTTTACGATTTCCTTTCCGCTTAGCTGGTCTGTTTCAAGTTCGTCTTTTTTCTCCTCGATAAGAATCAGCGCTTTTGGCGTTGCCCTCACCGCCATGACTGTAGTTGTAATCATTCCAGCAATGCCGATACCTGTAAGTATCTCCGGACTATGCTTTTTCATCGCCGTCCGTACACTCTTGGCAATGCTGGATAAACTGTGTTTTCCCATTTGAGTTCTCCTTTCTTATTCAGAAACTAAGTCATTTAAAAGTTTATCGACTCTGCTTTTTATTTCGTTTTTGCATTCATCAGACTGAAGATATTTTTCCATCGATTTTAAGATGCATTTTTTAGAGACAACAAATCCGCCGGCTAATCCTGCGAATACTCCAATACCGAAAACAACACGCAACTTACTCTTCATGTTTTTCTCCTTTCGTTTAAACAAATAACAAAATCAATTCTTCGGCTGTTTCGACCGCTGTCTGAAATATCAAACTGCGATGCTCGTCCTCGCCGTAACAAGCATACATAGCCATTTCGCAGATAAAACTTTCGATAATACAGATAGGCATTTCAAAGGGCTTATCCATAATTCGATTGATAATTTCATAAGCGGCCCATTGCGAATACGACCGTTTTTCAAATTCGTCTTTAGGCCATGAGAACGACGGACTGAATAAATGCCGGTCTACATATTCCTTGATAATCGAAACAGCCGTTTCCGAATCGCACACGATAGCTTGTCGAGCAAAGAAAAAGAGCCCCTGTTAGGACTCTTCCTCTTCGTCATTAAGTGCGGCGAGCTTTTCGTTAATGCGTTCATCGATTTTCTCTTCCATTTTCTTTTCGTTCACCCAGTCGGTTAGCAGTGTTGCTCCCATACCTACTGCGGTGGCGACAATACCAAGAATTTTTACCATTTTAGCGTTAATCATAAAGCGCTACCTCCTTTTCATAATACGACTTGTAAATTTTGCGGATTTAAAGATCTTCCATCCATTCGGCGGTCGGTTCAAAAACCATGTCAATAACAAAGATTTCCATCCCGTCTTCCAGCGTTAATTTATGGTGGTTGAAATCAATCCAGTAAATATCGCCGTTGCAGGATGACCAACCTACGGTTTCTCCAAATTCGGTTTTTTCAAGCCCAAGGAACTCATAGAAGTCGTTCAATGGGATTACGCCTTGAAACATAAAATTGCGGTTCAAATGGTATTCCGCCTCTATGACCTTGGCGATGGTTGTCTCAAAATACCTCTGGGAAAAGCTGTCGTAGAAAGTACGAATTATCTCGGGTTCCATTCCTTCACCAAAGTCAAGACTCGAACTGCTGATAAAGCTTGGTGACGAAATATAAACGTCCTTACACTTTTCGCTCACTATGGAATCCACAATCGCATTATGTGCCTCTTCTCCGTAAAGCTCTTTCAACTTGTCCTTATATTCCTTATAGGACTGGTTAATAAGAGCGTAGGCGCTTGTTAGCGCAGCCTGTTTTCTGCTATTAAGCGCATTGGCTCCCATAATACAGGCTATCGTGGAAAGGCCAAAAGCAGCAGTTGGAATATAACATTTCCACGCTGACATAAACGCCTCTTTTCTGGTGTAGGCGTATGGATCTCCATCGTGATTTTTTCTGCTGTCCGCTTTGACAAGTTCTACAGCTTTTGGAGTAGCTTTAACGGCTGTAACAACAGTTACGATTACTCCTACGGACGCTACGCATGACAAAGCAACAGGAGAATATTTTTTCAAATATAGTCCCGACTTGTGGATCGCCCTTTGAATAACAGGGGTTTTGTTCATGTTTTTCTCCTTTCGTTCATCTCATAGCTCTCAGTAAATCCAGGATATCTACAGCCATGTTGCCGGCCGATTTAAATATTTGGCTTGTTCTCGGATTTACTTTTGAATAAGCAAACATCTTCACCATGAATTCGTGGGCGAGTTCACAGAATTCATCGATTGATCCCGATGTTCTCGGATATATTTTTTCGGCGATAAAATCTCTGAGCTCGTCGACAGCCCATTGTGAATAACTGCTTTTCTTGAATTCCTCTGTCCATTTTCCGAACAACGGAGGCATCCAAGCATCCATGTGATACATGTCATACAAAATTAGTTCAAGCTGATCGATGCTCATGGTCTTCTCCTTTCGTGAAAAAATTAAAAGAGAAAGATGTAAGCCAAGCATAAACTTACTATTATGGCAACCTCAACTATCCTAATCGGTTACTCTCTTTCCCTCATAATAAGCGTTGTAATTTTCGCGCGGCAAAAGAAAAGAGCCGTTATTAGCGGCCCTTCTCCTTACAAACCAATGTTCTTTAAAATTTTCATAAGTTCGTCTTTTTCGAGTTCAGCATCTACATCCAGATGGACATGTGTCTTTCCGTCAATAACCGTTGCGTTCACCTCATTAAGTTTGAGTTCCACATCATACCCAAACTTCTTTCGGATTAGCATAGCTATCAACTTCGACAGAATGCCCGTCGTGAATTTCGACCCTATTTTCATTTCGTCCATACTCCTTTTACTCCTTTCAAATACCCATTGATTTCCGTAAAAGAAGATGCGATTTTTGCGAACTTAAATTTCCCGTCTGTCAAAGACTGTTTCCCATCGCTCCCGTTTGATAGGTTTCATTTTCAGCGCCCACATAATTTGTCGGACAGTAACGGTGGGGTAGAGGCCGTCTGTACAAGTTCCGGAACGGGCGTCAAAGTATTCCCGAAAATTGGGGTGCAAATATAAAGCGTCGGTAATCCACGGGTCAACCTCACTCCACCATGTACTCTTGGTTTCCGCATCAAATCTCTGCTGTATCACGGCCAGTCCTTTTTCTCCGATCGTGTATAGCGTGCAACTGTTGTAAACGGGATGATCGCAAATATAACGGCTTCCGTACATAGACAGATAGATTTCCGGTTTATCAAAATGGTATCTCATATACACCACCAAAAAGAAAAGAGAAAGAGCCCTCGTCAGGACCCTCTCCCTTTTGCTAATAATCTTATTTAATCTTCGTCAAATTCTCCGCAAACCTCTTCTCTGGTAGGATACAGAGCTTCATATTCCTCATCGTCTTCCATTCCGTACCGTTCCAATTCTACGGAATGGCCGCATTCGAGGCATACTAATATATCTTCCCATTCATCCTCGAACTGCATCCTTGCTCCGCATTTACTGCAAATATACCTGCCAGTAAGTAATGCGTCCTTTTGCGCGTCGTTAAAAAAGCTCATTGCAAATTACCTCCTTGATACTGTGTGGCAATTTTAAGTATAACCGCCACCTTTGAATTATCAAGAGATAAAAAGCACTTTTACATCTCTCATAATAGTGGATGCGATTTTAACGGAGAAAAACGAAGAGGCCGTGTGATATCCACGAACTCCTCGTTTCGGAACCATTTTACTTCTTGGTTGGTTTAAAACGGCTAAACAAACCTCTGAATGTCGTAGAGGTATAAGTTCCTTTCTCTTCGAACTTGAATCCCTTTCGCATCCAGAATGCGTAGAACATCAACGGCAGCACAAGCTCGGCGGCTGCAATACCAATTTTGACATACCGATCTTTGACATTCTCTTCAATCTGAGCAACCTTAAAGCCCTCATCGCTTTCACGATTCTGAGTTTTGTCCAGATACTCCATTGAAGTTTTGTCTTCATCGAGCTTCACCTTGTAAAGTTTCGCCAAGCTTTCCACTGCTGTAGAGTGTTTTTCGCTTCCTGGTTCGAGAGAAGCCAAGTTTTCGATTTGATTCTTGATTTCCTTTTCCAACAAATTTTTAATTTCTTCGCCCATTTTGCATTTCTCCTTTCGTTTACTGGGTTCCATAAAAGGAAGTGTTATTTGTGCGGAATGAAGTCTTTAGCCTTGACTCTCATCACGACATACTTTTTTGAAACTATCGCTTCAACCCGCTTCGATAGTTCCAAAAACAAAAAAGGACCATCCGGATCTGAATGATCGACTCGAAGCGTTCCGACTAAGAAAAGTCGAAATACAATACCCGTAAAAATGGCGCCTACCAAAACGCCGAGAGCAAAGATAATTGCCAAGTTCATGTGCGTCCTCCTTTTAAAATGTTTTTCCAAATTTTCAACCCGGGGAATTTTTCAGATATCAATTTAACATGTTTTTCCGTCACCTGCGTACTGAATTCTAATCTAGGATAAAAAGAAAGAGCCGTTGTTAGCGGCCCAATCTTTTTGCTAGTAATAGTAATGGCGATAAGAAACTTTGTTTTTTCTTCGTTTTCGAGGAATTAGACTAAATAAGAAGTCTATTAAGAATTCTCCAAATTTAAATCCAATTCCCGTTAAAAAAGCTAATACAAATAATTTCATATGCTTACACTCCTTTCATAAAGGAGCTTGTTATTCTTGCGAACCCTCATAGACGATTTTCTTCCTCAAGTCAGACCAGGTTATATAGCGCTCTTTTCGGCACACTGGGCAATAGAACTTACTTACCTTACCGCCTATGTCTGTCAGTTCGGGCAATTGAACCGATATACTTTCTTAACAGCCACATCTACAATCTTCACTCTATCACCCTCTTTCTTGGCTGAGCAGCCAGAAGAACCGTCTGTACAAGTTGTAATAAGTATCCTTGCAGCATGGGATAGAAAATTTAACCCTCATGTAATCATAAGAAACCCCTTCCGTTACACCTTTCAAAATATAACAGTAAAGTTCTTCGTCTGCTTCTTTGGCCATCCGTTCGACCATGTCCATCCGATTCGAGTAAAACAGCCTTGCCATCGCGCATTTAGCAACCGGATCGCTGATGTTATTTGTCCTGCTCGGCGGTATCAATTTCGGCCAACTGCTCGGAAACCCATCCAGCATGGCATATGATTTCCGCCATATCGGATACTGTAGACAGAAATGCTTCAACTCGTAATACCGGTGTTTTTCAATCCAGTATTGGTTTTTCTCAGATACTTCCGGTCTTATCGTTGTGCTCATACCCGTTCACCTCGCCAGACATAACCCGTTTCCTGCCATAGTAACTTTGGAGAGATATAAAAGTTGATTCGTCCGTATTTCGAATTCATCTCTTCCAGATTGGTGATAAGTTTTCCGTTCCTGGTTGCTTTACCGATGGGCAGCCATCCAGATATAATGCCGGCTCGAATCCATGAAGCGTCTTTTCCATAAACCCTCGCTGCTACGGCTACTGGTACTGAACCAGATGCAAATATAACTTCATCCATTGGCTTTTGCCTCCTTTCAACTGCTATTCTAGGTTAGAAACAGCTTTTAGTGAAAACAACTTAGGTGGAGACAGCCGCCATCGGATCATCGTCATTTCACAAGGGTAATCTTCAAAGCCAAGCGTTTCGCAGGTAATAAACCCTTCCAAAACACCGATGATGATTTCTGCTTCGTACTGCTTGTATGGAAATATAAAGTCCGGAAGTTCCCGATGCATAGCGCTGCATTTTTGGCATCGGAACCTTCGAATATCTACTTTGTTTTTGACGCCGTATTTCGTCCGTACAATCCTTTTTACGGTGTCGTAATATTTCAACTGCCCGCCACATTTGGGACAGGTTGATTTGCTGTCACTAATCATATCTCATCTTTTCCTCCAATCGTAGCAAGAAAAGTTGTTGTGTGTAGGAGTTGACAATTCCTATACTTATGATATATGATTACTAATAGCAAATCAATGGAAAGGTGGTCTTTATGCTTATAAAATGTCCGGAGTGCGAATTGCAAGTAAGTGATAAAGCTGTTTCCTGTCCGCATTGCGGATATCCGATGCAGACAAGCACTAAATCAAGAAAGCCTCGAAACAAAAACAACAAGCGACGCCGTTTACCAAACGGGTTCGGACAGATCAGCGAAATTAAAAACCGTAATCTCCGTAATCCTTTCAGGGCGATGGTGAGTGTAGGAAAATCAGAAAACGGACGCCCAATATGTAAACCTCTGAAACCGGAATCCTATTTTCCCACCTATAATGACGCCTATGCCGCTCTCGTGGAATATAACAAGAACCCCTACGATCTTGAGCCGTCTCTTACTGTCAAAGAATTGTACGAACGATGGAAACCGGAATACTTGAAAACTCTGAAGAATGAAGCGAGCGGCAGAGCAGTAGAATCCGCCTGGGGATATTGTTCGTCCGTGTACAGCATGAGAGTGATTGATGTCCGAGCGCGTCATATAAAAGGCTGTATGGAAGAAGGGATATCCGTAGTACGAGGAAAAGAACAAACCCCGAGCGCATCAATGAAGAACAAGATTAAGTCACTGTTCAACTTAATGCTCGATTATGCCTTGGAATATGAATTGGTGGACCGCAACTATTCGAGAACGTTCAATCTAACCGAAGAAACCATCAAAGAAATTGTAACGGTAAAGAAAGAGCACATACCGTTTACACAAGAAGAGATGGATTTGCTCTGGCAGCACGTAGATGATAAAATGTATGTAGATGTTATCTTAATTCAGTGCTATTCCGGATGGAGGCCACAGGAAATTGGTTTGCTGGAACTGAAAGACGTGGATCTTGAAAACGGCACATTCAGCGGGGGAATGAAAACCGACGCAGGTACTAACCGTGTTGTTCCAATCCACTCGAAAATAAGACACTTGGTAGAACGGCACTATAAAGAGGCTCAGAAAATGGGAAGCGTATATCTGTTCAATTACGCTAATCCAAGCAGCAGGGTCAAAAATACGGCTTTGACCTACAACAGATATCAAAAGGCTTTTGGAATGATTCGGGACGAACTGAAACTTAATCCGGAGCATAGACCCCATGACGGACGCAAACACTTTGTTACCATGGCTAAAAAATACGGCGTTGATGAATACGCCATTAAATATATGGTAGGACATAAGATTTCCGATATAACCGAAAAGGTTTATACACAGAGAGAATTTGAATGGCTAAAAGACGAAATAGAAAAAATAAAATAGCTTGTATTTTTTGCCTATAACAAAGAAAAAGCCTCCTCGCAGCGGGACGCCGGTTAAGGCATCCGATACCACAAGGAGGCTCTCTTTTGTATAGGAATAAGTGTATAGGAGTAATGCAGGAATGATAGATGAATTACCTACATTTCTCGGCTTTTTCTCACATCTAACTGCTCTTAAAACCGCGTATTTACTGGGCTTTAGCAGTGGGTAAATTAAGGTAAGTTTCTATTGTAATTTTATACAAAACTTATTTTATGTATATCATTATTTCTAAAATTTGTCAATTCAAAAAACGCCAATCTTTTCCCCCGCCTTTTGGTTATTTTATTTTGATAATAGAAATATGTTAATCTACAAAATCATCGGCGGGGATATCTGAAAAATCAAATAGGTACGAAACCACTTTCTTCCGTTGGGAAGAAGTGAAATCCTCCGGGAACCACACAAAATCTAAAAGCCTATCAAA